TAATAAGAATAAAAAATAAGGAATCTAAAATATGAGTTACACTACAGATTTAGCAATAGAATTAATGGTAACTGGCACAAATGCTGGTACATGGGGTCAAGTTACAAACACAAATTTAGTATTACTTCAACAAGCAATCGCAGGATACCAAGCAATATCTATTGCAGGTGGAGCTCAAACAACTGCTCTTGTAATGACACAAAGTGCAGTAGCAACTGCAAGAAATGCTGTTATTAAATTAACAGGAACAATTACAGGAAATCAAATCGTAACAGTTCCAAATGGAATTGAAAAAACTTGGATTGTATCAAATGGAACTACAGGTGCTTTTACCGTTACATTTAAATATGCATCAACTGGTACAGGACAAACTTGGTCTACGACTGATAAAGGAATTAAAATTTTATATGCTGATGGATCTGATATTCAAGTAACAGATCTTTCTACATTATCTGGACAAGTAGTTGCAGCTCAAATAGCAGATTATGCTGTTAACACAGCTGAACTTGCAACAAATGCAGTTACAGCAATTAAAATTACTCAATCGACAATTACACAAGCAAAACTTGCAGCTAACTCTGTAGGAGCAAATCAAATTATTCAATCTACAATTACACAAGCTAAACTTGCTGCTAACTCTGTAGGACCAAATCAATTGATCGCAACTGCAGTTACTCCAGCGACTTACACAGCGGCAACTATTACAGTTGATGCTGATGGTAGAATTACTTCTGCATCTTCTGGATCAGCTGGAGCTGGAGCTGGTGTTTTAAAACTTTATACATCGGGACCAGCCAGTGGTACATTTACTGCAGCCCCTACGGCAAATAGACTTTTAGTTTACGCTGCTGGAGGTGGAGCAGGTGGAGGTGTAAACCCAGGAGGCACAGTTCAAAATGGGGGTAACGGTGGGTTTGGATTTTGGAATGTTCCAGTGACTGCTCCATACAGTGCTCCTTATAGCATTGGCGGAGGGGGAAATTCAGGTCTGTACGGAGGACAATCTGGAAATGCAGGGGGAGCAACTAATTTAGGTACTGTTGCAACTGCAAATGGTGGAACTGGAGCTGCTCCTGGAGGATTAAATGGAAATGCTCCTGGATCAACTATATCTTTTACTAAAGGTCAAACTTCTTTTTTTGATGGCTCTCCACAATTATACGTTGCTGGGGGTGGTTGTAGTCCTTTACAGTCATTGTCAAATAATAGTTATGGTTCTGGGAGTGGTGTAACAGCACCAGATAGACGAGCGCTTGGTTCTACTCCAGGTGTTTTAATAGTATATGATAACAGCGGAACTTAAAAATGGCATATTTTATTTTTTTAAATAATCAAAGTGGTATAGAAGCATCTTTATATAAAATTGCTGAAAATCAAAATGACTCAAATAGTTTAAATATAAATAAAAATTTTTATAAAATAATTGAGGATTCACAAAATAATTTTGATAGTGTTAAATATGGAACAAAACAAGTTATTAAATATGTTAATGATGATATCATTTATGAAAATGCTTCTACTTTCTTTAGTGACAAAGAATCATTAGAAAATTATATAACATACACGAAAGATAGTTTAAGATGTTTTTTAAAAAATAATACTACAAATATTAAATATAATGATTTAAACAATTATTATAATCAATTAGATTCTTTAGATTTAAATAATATTACATATCCTTTAAATATTTCTTTAGAACAATATTTTAAAGATCAAAACCAACCTTCTTTTCATCCTTTACAAATACCTTAAAAATTAGTAAACATTTTAAATGTTTAATAAAGAAATAGAATTTAGTGCACATGAAGATTATTTTTCATTAAAAGAAGATTATCCTACACCTATAAAATTAAATATACCAGATTGGTATAAAAAATTAGAACATAATTTTCCAAATAAAACAATTAAAGGATGTATGCCATTTTTAGATACGTTAACTTCTGGTTATTTATTAAAGATTCCTCAAGATTTTAAAGTTAGACATAATGTAGATAATAAGAATGAAAATGGTAAGGAGTTTAAAGATTCTTTTCAAACATTTGGATTGCATAATTGGAGTCAATTATTAACTTCTAAAAATATTAATCTAAATTCTTCCGTAGATGTTCATAATATGAGTCAATTAGAAGGTTCTCCTTTTATAGAAAAAAATAAAAATTTACCTTTTTATAAAATATGGAATCCTTGGAAAATAAAAACTCCTAAGGGTTACTCTTGTTTATTTGTACCACCATTAAATAATTCTGATGATAGATTTTCAATAATACCAGGGATAGTAGATACTGATACATTTCAAAATGAGATAAATTTTCCAATTATAATAAATGGAGATAAATATCCTGTTTTAGAAACAACAATTAAAAAGGGAACTCCATATGTTCAAGTAATTCCTTTTAAAAAAGATTCTTGGAAAATGGTATTAAAATCAAGATCACAAAAAGAAATACAAAATTCAAGGCTTTTTTTTCATTTAAATTTGTTAAATGCATATAAAGATAAATATTGGAATAAAAAATCATGGAAATAAAAAATTTTATAAAGATATATGATGAAGTTTTTCCTTGGAATACACTATCTAATTTAATTCGTTTTGCAAACGTTTCAAATTTTACAGAAGCGAAAATTGCAGGTGGTAATGAAAGTAGAACAGATTTTAATGTCAGAAGAACATATAATTTAGCATTATCTAATTTAGATAAATCGATATCTAATGTTCATTGGTTTAATATACTTCATTATTTTTTTAATAAAAATCTTAAACAATATAGATTTGATGCTAATATTTTAGACTATGAATATAAAGATATTTTTGATATTTCAATTTTAAAATATAAAAACACTGGTTTTTACACTTGGCATGTAGATCATTTTGCAACAGTTCCAAGAACAATGAGTTGTATATTATTATTAAACAATGATTACGAGGGAGGAAATCTTTGTTTTAGAAACCCAGATGGATCTGGAGAATGGGAAGTAGAAGTTAAACCAAATAGAATGATTATTTGGCCTAGTAATTTTCTATATCCGCATACAGTTAAACCTGTAACAAAAGGAACAAGATTTTCGGTGGTAGCATGGGCACTCTAGAATATAAAATAATAGATAATTTTTTAGATAAGGAAATTTTTAATAATTTTAAAAATATTTTATTTTCAAAATCCATCAATTGGTTTTTTTTACAACATATGACAAAAGAAGATCATTATTTTTTTGGCCATTGTTTTTATAATCATTTTGTTCCTCAATCCCCTTACTACATAGAACACATTGAACCAATGTTAATAAAATTAAAAGTACGTGCAGTTTCTGAAATTAGAGCTAATTTAGTATTAAAAGGAACAAATCAATATCAATCTAATTTCCATGTGGATAGGCCATTTGAATGTAAAACAGCAATACTTTATATGAACACATGTAATGGATATACTATATTAGATGAAGATAAAAAAATTAAAATAAGTAGTGAAGAAAATAAATTATTAATTTTTAATTCTAAAATAAAACACGCCGGAGTTAGCCAGACGGATGTTGATAGAAGAATAGTAATAAACTTTAACTATTTTTAAAAATGAAAACAATAAAAGATTTTAAATATAAATTAATAAAAAACTTTTTAACAAAAGAAGAAATTAAATTATTAAATGATTATTGTAGAATGAAACATAGAGTTAATTTTGATTCTTTTGATTTTACTCAAAATAATAATGGAGATACATATTTCTATGGTGATCCATTAATGGAATCTTTAATGATTAACAAATTGGATTTGATGCAAAAAGAAACAGGTTTAGAATTATTATGTACTTATGCCTTTTGGAGAATGTATACTTTAAATGCAGATCTTAAAAAACATAAAGATAGACCAGCTTGTGAAATAAGTGTTACAGTGATGATTGGGTCTGATGGAACTAAATGGCCAATATTTATGGATGGTAATGAAATAAACATGGAACCAGGGGATGCTGCGATTTATTTAGGTTGTGAAATAGAACACTGGAGAGAAGAATTTAAAGGAGACTGGCATGCTCAAACTTTTCTACATTATGTAGATAGAAATGGATCTAACACAGAGTGGTTTAAAGATAAAAGATTATTGTATGGTGTTCAAAAATGAATTTTGATTTAAAAGTAAAACAAATTTCAAAGGAAACTTTTATTTTGATTGGACAAATAAACAATAAAATGATTGTTGATAGTTTAATAAATACTATAAAAAATACAAAGGATGAGAATTTAAGTTATAAAACAAATGTGAAAGGACATTTTACAGGTTTTGAATCTTTAGTAAATAACATAGATTTTAGAAATTTTTTAGTTTTCATAAAAAATGAAATAAACGTTATTTATAAAAAAAATTTTAAAGTTATGAACGCATGGGGGAATATACTTAAAATTGGAGATGAGGTAATAGAACATGATCATTCAGGTGTTACTGGTTTTTGTGGACTATTATATTTATCAAATAAAGGGCCAGGAACTTATTTTAAAGAATATGATTTATTAATAACAGAAGAAATCGGAAAATTTGTTTTATTCGATGCAATGTTATTACATAGTGTTTCAAAAATAAAAGACGATATTGAAAGAATAACTCTTTCATTTAATTGTGAGCAAATCCGTGGATGGGAAGACAATTCTAAATTAGAATGGGTAAATAAAAATGATATTTAAACAATATGAAAATGGTTCTTGTGATATAGAATTTTCTAAGGAAGAAATTCAAATATTGAATAAGAAAGGTAAGTTGCATTTATCAGAAGAGTTTTTAAAAAATTTCACAAATACCCTTGTAAAAATTTGTATGGATTTTAATTTTAAAGATGAAATTAATCAAAAATTAACAACTGTAAATGATAAAATAGAGGGTAAATGAAATCAGCATTTTTTACTAGTTGTGTTTCAGTTGAAGAAGATATTTCTTGGTTAAATTCTTTAAGTAATTTTTCAGATAAATATATAACTGAAGCAATAGAAAATAATAAAAAAAAATTTATAAATAATAAAGATTTTGGATTGTCACACCATTCAACTCCTTTAACAAATGATGTTAATTTTTTAAATTTTATAAAATTTATTTGTAAAAAATCTCATAAATTTTTAGATGATCAGGGATATAATTTAGAAAATTATTTATTAGTTATCAAAGATTTGTGGGTACAAGAATTTTCAAAAGATGGTGGAGGACACCATAGTACACATACACATTCAAATGGTCATGTTTCAGGTTTTTATTTTTTAAAATGTTCACCTAAAACATCATATCCTATTTTCCATGATCCAAGACCTGGAAAAATGATGATTCAATTACCAGAAAAAGATGTAAAAAAAATAACGGATGCCTCTGAAAAAATACCTTGTTCACCAAAACCAGGGACATTTGTATTGTTTAATTCATATTTAGGTCATGAGTTTTCAGTAGATTATGGAATAGAACCATTTAGATTTATACATTTCAATATACAAGCTGTGCTAAAGGAATTAATAAATAACGACATAAAACGTATTTCATCTTAATCAAATATAAGGTATAAGAAACCCTATGCCTTTGAAAAAGATACCTATAAAAGCTGGATTTAACAAACAAGACACCGCAACTGCCGCAGAAGGTCAGTGGATTGATGGTGATTTTATTCGTTTTCGTTATGGATACCCTGAAAAAATAGGTGGTTGGCAACAATTATTACCTCAAACATTAGCAGGAGTTGCAAGAGCCCAGCACACATGGACAGATTTAAGTGGTAATAAATATGCAGCGATTGGTACTAATAAGGTATTAGCTATTTATTTTGAAGGTGCTTTTTACGATATTACTCCACTTGGTACAGCGATAACTGGATGTACTTATACATCTACAACAGGATCAACTACAGTTACAATTAATAAAGCAGGTCATGGACTTGCAGTTGGGGATTATATTATATTTACAAGCGTTACAACGCCAGGACCCACAACTACTGGATATACATCAGCTAGTTTTACAACAAATACTTTTGAAGTAATTTCAGTTCCAACTTCATCTACATTTAGAATTACAATGGCTACAGCTGAAACAGGAACAGGGGTTACTGGTGGTGGATCTTTAATTACAACTCCTTATGTATTCGTGGGCCCTGTTAATCAAACCTATGGTTATGGATGGGGAACATCAACCTATGGTACAGTTGCTTGGGGTGAAGCATCTTCATCACCAACAGTTGTCTTGTCACCAGCAAACTGGTCTTTTGATAACTTTGGACAAATATTAATTGCAACTATTAAAGATGGTAAAACATATTCATGGAATCCTTCAACAGGAGGAGCCTTAACTAATAGAGCAACTGTAATAGCAGGAGCTCCTACTAAATCAGTTTGTTCTATTGTATCTGATAGAGATAGACATTTAATATTACTTGGAACAGAAACTACGATTGGAACACCCTCAACACAAGATCCAATGTTTATAAGATTTTCAAACCAAGAAGATTATAATACTTGGGCACCGACAGCAACAAATACCGCAGGTACCTTTAGACTTGACACAGGAAACTATATCGTCGGAGCTGTACAAGGTAAGGATTATATATTTATTTTAACGGATCAAGCAGCTTATGTTATGCAATTTGTTGGACCTCCTTTTGTCTTTTCAATTAGACAGGTTGGTACAAACTGCGGATGTATTGGTCAGCATTCAATAGTATTCGCACAAGGTGCAATATTTTGGATGGGATTTGGTGGAGGATTTTTTGTATACGACGGTACTGTTAAACAATTACCATCATTAGTTGAAGATTATGTATTTACAACAGGTGGTGATAATCCAGGTATCAATTATAATGCTGCAGACATTGTCTACGGTTCTCATAATAGTTTATATAATGAAGTAATTTGGTTTTATCCAACTAATAACTCCTCAGCCGTTAATGCGTCAGTAGTTTATAATTTTGTTGAAAACACTTGGACTACAATGTCTTTAACTAGAACAACTTATTCAGATGCTCAAACTTATGATAAACCATATGCTACTAAATGGATATCAACTGGTGTGCCAACATTTCCAACTATTAACGGTGTAACTAATACCTATGGTGCATGTACATATTATGAACATGAAGTTGGTGTTAATGAAGTAAGTTATGCTGGAGTTAAAACAGCTATACCTGCATACATTGAATCTGGAGACTTTGATTTAGATATAGAGGGAGATGGTCAGTATTTAATGAAGATAAATAGATTTATACCAGACTTTAAAATACTTGATGGAAATGCTAAAGTAACTTTATTGTTAAGAGATTATCCATCTCAAACAAAAAATAGTCAGAT